GCTGAACGTATCGATGCCAATCTGATGAATATCAACATTCAAGAACTAAAAGATTTGCCTAAGTCGATGTTTGATGATAGACTTGCTAAGATTAAGAACAAGACTGAGGGTAGATTAATCATCAAAGAATATCCTACAGCCGGTGCGCATGTCGGACATTTCAAGGCTTTGTTAAATGAACTTGCGCTAAAGAGAAATTTTTCACCCGATATCATCTTTGTTGACTATCTGAATATTAGCGCATCAAGTCGTATTAGACAGGGTGGATCAGTAAACTCATACACATATATCAAGAGTATTGCCGAAGAACTTCGCGGTCTTGCAGTAGAATTTAATGTTCCAATTGTTTCCGCTACACAAACCACACGTAGTGGATACGCAAACTCTGATATTGAACTTACTGATACATCCGAGTCTTTTGGTTTGCCTGCAACAGCCGATCTAATGTTTGCTATTATTTCTAATGAAGAGTTGGAAAAACTCGGTCAGTTGATGGTAAAACAGTTGAAGAATAGATACAATGATCCTTCGGTAAACAAGAGATTTATGATTGGAGTTGATCGAGGTAAGATGAAGTTGTATGATGTGGAAGACTCACAACAGGTTGGCATTACGGATTCTGGACAAGAAGAACTGACAACTCCAGTATTTGACAATACCAGAACAGGCGTAACAATGTTCGGTGTTAGAAAACGACAGGAATTAAACTTCTGATGGACTTCATAGGCAAATATCCCAACGTACTATCTAAAGAGATGTGTGCGAAAACTTGTGAGGTAGCAGATCAAATTCTTTCTAGAGAAGACCCCGGAAATGGAGTTAGATTTTCTAATGACAGTAGTAGGGTAGATCATAACATCTTTAGTGGGAAGTACGGTAGTTTAATTCCATACGAAGATGCCATCATTGAAGCCGTTCGATCCTGCTGGCAAGAATATAATCTAGAATATGATGTCACTACAAATCATTTTTCTATTTTGTTTGATAAAGGATGGAAAATACAAAAATCTGAAACTGGCGGTGGATTCTATTCTTGGCATTATGAACAGGGACCAGGCAAATCTAAAAATAGATTTGCAGTTTGGATGATGTATCTAAATACCGTTGAAGATGGTGGTAAAACCCAGTTTTTACATCAACAACTGGATGTCAAACCTGAAGCTGGCACTGTTTTAATTTGGCCCGCTGGATACACACATATACATAGAGCAGCACCAGATTTGGTAGGGAAAAAATATATTGCAACAGGCTGGTTTAACTTTCCAGATAGAGACAGAAAAACCTCTTGACAAATTGAACCGGGTTTGATATTATATAGAATATGCGCCCGTAACTCAGCTGGATAGAGTACATGCCTTCTAAGCATGATGTCACAGGTTCGAATCCTGTCGGGCGCGCCAAAATTTAATAAAAGGTAAGAATAATGGCAGAAAATGAACTATTAAAAATAAATCTAGATACTCCGGTAAATGTTGAGTTGGATGCTCCAGAAATTCCAGAGGATATGGTACCCCTAAAGTTAATTATTGCCACTCAGACTTGGGCAAACGTGGGTAGCAGCGAAATGCCTTTGTGGAAAATTGTTGGAGGTAAGGAGTTTTTAGGTGGATTTTTTAAGGGTCCTCCATCGATAACAGAGATTGTCGAGCAAGTTAATAAGGTTTCCCACATGTTTGAGGGAGCAAATTTTGACACAAGAGAAGTAATCTGTGGTTGGCAATTATTTTTTGCCGATGTTCCAACAAATTCAGAGAAATTCCAACTAGATAATAATTCCGTAATTGATTTTCCACCCATTAATGTTCTTGATATCGATGTTGAACAAGAAATGGAAAGAATTTTTGGTGATATTGTCGGTTCTATTCCATCGGAAGAATAGTATTCCCGAGTCTAGGTGTTATAAATAGGGGGTAAGATTAATTTTGGATCCCCTATGCAAACCTTTTTATCATATCTAAATGAAGACGTAGCACACGAAGGCGGAATTGCTCATATTGAGCATCCATCCGACCGAACCTTTGACAGTAAAGAAGCCTCACACCACGCGCTTAAAATGCTGCGTGGTGTTTTGTCAGGTAATGCCAAGCTTACCAGAAAGATTGACGATAGAATGTCGTTTCACGCAATGCGAAATCCAGACGGATCGATTGCGGTAAAATATAAGGGTGCTGGAGCAAAATATAATTATAGTCACGATGACATAGACAAACAGCACGGCGAAAAACCCTATCTTGCTGCGCCACTTCACGCACTTTTAGATCACCTAGGTAAAGTTCTCCCTAAAGAACCTGGAGAATATCAAGGTGGATTCATGTCTACCCCGCAGACCAGAGACGTTACACCAGCGGGAGAAATCACTCACACGCCAAACACCATAGAATATAGAGCAGCTAAGAAAAGTCCAGAGGGACAAAAGCTGATGAAGTCTAAAGTGAGCGCGGTAATTCATTCTAGGTTAGTCGGCCCAAATAGAAAAGCGGAACCGATTACAGATACCTCAGATTTCCATTCTCATCCGGATGTTCATCTGGTTCAGCATACAGTTGAACCGGAACATATGCTCATGTCTCCTAAAGAAAAACAGCAAGCAAAAATGCATTTAGATGCAGCAGATGAGTTGATGCACAATCATTCTTGGGAAGATTTAAATGGACATGAGAAACATTTGAGAACGTATATCAATAGAACTGTTGATAGTGGAGATGTTCCAAATGTTTCCGATTATATCGAACATCTAAAGAATGTTCATCAAAAATTGATTGATAAAGTTAAAACTCAAAAAGCTAAAGACGCGAAAACTTTAACTATGGAAGCAGATATTGGCCATGTTCTAAACAACAGAAAATCTTTCGCTAAGGCATTTGATATTCATAACCATGTGCAACAAGCAACAAATATCATGGCAAGAAATTTAGATAGACATGGTGCAGGTGGCTTTACAACTCATATTGGTGGTAAGGCTTCTGGCGGTGAAGGTTACGTCTCTGAAGGACTAAAAATTGTTGATAGGCAAGGCTTCTCTAAGGCAAATAGAGAGAGAAGTGCTGTGCTTAAAGCCTCAAGGAATAAAAAATGATTCATCATATTACACAAGGAAGAATGAATCCTGTTCATGCAGGACATGAGCTTGTCGTTAATCAAGTTAGAAATGCGGCAAATAAAAATGGGCATACTATTATTTTAACTGGCTCCCATGATCCAAAAAAGAATCCACTAACACCAGAACAAAAATTAAAACACGCTAAACGTGCCTTTCCTGGTGCAAATATCATAACAGCATCAAAAGAACATCCAACACTTTTACACCAACTTTCCAGATTGCATAGCAACGGAGTTACTGAACTGCATATGCATGTTGGTTCAGATAGAGTCGGTGAATTTAAAGAACTACTTAACAAATATAACGGTGTAGAAGGTAGACACGGATATTATAAATTCAATAAGATTAAAATTCATACCGTAGGTGAAGAGCGTAGCGATGAGAAACATGGCGCCGCTGGCGCATCGGCATCAAAAATGCGAGCCGCTGCGGCCTCTGGTGATAGAGAAGCATTTCATTCCATGTCACCAAGTGGTATGTCCGTAGAACACCGAGATGAGATGTATAATGATGTTAGACGAGGAATGGGAATTAGAGAGTCACTAGAGACTTTCAAAAATTTCATCGGGAGAATGTTGCATGTTTAAATATATTTCCGATATGATGGCAGATACTTGTGGTAGTCCATCAACTAAACGCTGGATTGCCATGCTTTCAATGCTACTAATTATTATTGCGTTCATTGCAAATTTATTTTGGCATTATACAATAGACGAGTTTATATTCAATGGCGTAATGTATATCGTTATTGGTTCATTAGGAATTACTGGAATTGAAAAGTTTGCTCCAAAAGCACCAAGTGATTCCGGAGAGGAAAAATAAAATGTTTAGTTTGATTCCATTTCCAGTTAAAATTGGAGTATTGTTATTTTTAGTTATTGGGGCCGCAGGTTGGGGTTATATGAAGGGAGCTAATCAAGCTGAAGTGGCTCTAGCAAACTATAAAGCAGAAGCCGAGCAGCAGATTAGACATCTGCAAGATGAGAATATTAGGATTTCAGATAACGTTCAAATTAAATATGTTGATCGCGTGAATACTATTAAGGAACATGAGATTGTATATAAAGATGTGGCTACAAATGTTCTGCAACCTGTAAATCAAGTAAGCAATGGTTTTGTTGAGTTGCACGATTCGTCCGCTTCGCATAGACTTCCAGATACAAATATTGTTGCCGATAGTAACGCATCTGGCGTTTTTGATAATACCGCATTAGGCGTAGTAATTAGTAACTACGCGGTGTGCGAACAAAATAAACAACAACTCATTGCATTGCAGAGTTGGATTACACAAAATCAAGAAGCAGTAAATAAAGTTAAAGCTGAGGCTGAGAAAAAGAAATGAGAATAATTTTAGCAATTAGTTTGGCTCTATGTCTTAGTGGATGTACAATGTTCAAAAGAACTGTTCTAGTTCCTACACCAGTAATGCCAACTCCTCCTGGAGTATTAATGCAGCCACCAAAAGAGTTGAAGACGATTAAAGATAGTGTACCTTCAACTACAAAACAAGAAGCTCCACCAGTTAAGCCAACTCCTTAATATTATAAATATAGTAGATTATCTGGAGACTTCTAATGAAAAATGATCCATGTTGGAAAGGCTACGAAATGGTAGGCACAAAAAAGAAAAACGGAAAAACCGTGCCTAATTGTGTGCCTGTAAAAGAAATGGCTGCAAGTATTCTTGAGCGTGCCATAAAGAGGAAGCAGGTTTGCGATACTTCCGAGTCAACGGATTATTATCCAAGACCTGGATTTCCAAAAGAGGGTGAATATGGTTATAGCGAAAATCCTGGTCTAAAGCCTCAAGAAAGTGATAAAGACCAGGACATGGATAAAGCATATAAGATTGCCAATGAAAAAGAAGGTAAGAAACCCCTAAACGTTAAACCTATAGAGGTTTCTAATAAGCTAGAAGAAAAGCGCGGCTCAGAATATACGTTGTATCACAAGTCATATACTGATGCAGTAAATCATGCGCTATCGCACCATGAAAAGTCTGGATTAAAAGTATCAGATGATGACAGATTTCATCATGTAGGGTTAATGTCAAAGAAGCCAAGTGAAGGCAATACAACCTCTCTACATCTTCCTGCTACGCATACCAGTGGCAAGAAGCATATGATTCATGTTCAAGTTTTTAACAAAGGTGGCACACATCCTTACGAACTAAACACTTACTCAAGTGGTATGGGCAAACACGTTAAGGAAGAAGTAGAAGATATTATGGAACGTGGTGAAGACGATAAGGGTTATTATCGCTCGACAGAATCTGGTGCTGGTCTAACTCGCAAGGGTGCAAAGCACTTCGGTATTAAGACTGCCGTCACAACGCCACCCAGCAAGTTAGATCCAAATGGTAAAGCCGCAAAGCGCCGCAAGTCATTCTGCGCCCGTATGGGTGGCATGAAAGGTCCAATGAAGGACGAAAAGGGACGTCCAACTCGCAAAGCTATGTCTCTGCGCCGTTGGAATTGTCACGAAGAGTTGGGTAAAGACAACGAATGGGGTCGTCCAGAACTTCGTAAGAAGTTTGCTGCTGTGACACCAGGACAAGAAAGTTTAACTGCGGATAAAATTCCAGTGATGGATCCGCATACAGGTTTTGCTCCCAGTGCTGATAAGAAGTTAAATGAAATATCAGCCAAGGGCGCGAAAATGAGGTCTGATTTTGCTGCTAAACTACAAAAAAGGCTTGCGGACTATAATGCTTCGGCTAAGAAAACAAAGCAAGATATTCAAAAACATCAGGCAGCCTCAGATTCTCCCTCAGAGCATTTAGTTATGCAACTGAGAAAAGCATCGTCTATCGGATCTAAAGTAAAATTTAGAGATGGTAGCGAACATCATGTAGCACCAAATCATGTAGAAAAATTCAACGATAGATATCATTCGTTAAAATCTTCGATTGAAAAAGAAAGTTATGTGAAACGTGCGCACAAGTCACACGCAGATTTTATGCATGCCATATCTGAAGGCGTTTACATGATGCCTATGGTGTCTGGAGGTATTGCAGCTCCATGCACCTCAAGCGTTTCTAGTGCAAACTATCCTACTCCAGATCAAGTATCTCCAGCTCCAGAGTTTGGCGATATGAATAATGACGGTAAAGAAAATGAGTGGGATGATGCCGCAATTGAGGCAGATGTTACAAAAGAAATTGAAAACTCAAATTGGAAAGATTTGATTCAATATTATGATGATGAAGACCTTGAAGATGAGGAAGACTCTGAAGATGAAAATGAAGTCGAAAAGGAAGATGACATTTCAGAGGGTCTGACCCCACAAGGTAGATTGAAAAAGAAGTTTGCAGCCATTCGCACAAAAGGTAGACGCAATCTTGCCAAGAAACTACAACTTCAAAGAGTTGCGACACCAGACAGAATTAAAAAGCGTTCTATTCGCGCTGCAAGAAACATGGTTTATAAAAGAATTCTTAGAAATAGAGATAGATCAACGCTATCTGCCGGAGAGAAAGCTAGAATTGAAGCCATGGTAAAACGTATGGCTCCAACTGTAGGAAGATTGTCTATCAGATTGCAACAAAAAGAAAGACAAATTGATAGAAACAGAATTCAGAATCGTGGCAAAAAGAAAAAGTGAACATGGAAGAATTACAAGTAGCATTAAAAATTGTCTTAGCTAATACATATGCCATGTATTTTAAGGCGCATGGCTTTCATTGGAATTTAGAAGGAAATGTTTTTCCTGAATACCACACTTTCTTTGAGAATATCTATACAGAAGTGTATGGTGCAGTTGATGACATTGCCGAAAGAATTCGTGTCTTAGAAACTTATGCTCCGGCAAATATGGCAACTTTAAGCCAGATGTCAACTATTACTGAGGGTGATATCTGCGGAACTCTTGTTAAAGACATGCTTGAAAATTTGCAGAAGGCAAATGAGTCTGTTATTGAATCTTTAAATGCTGCGCACAAATTAGCAGAAGATGCAAAACAATTTGGCATAGTTAATAAACTTGAAGAGAGATTAGACATGCACAATAAACATGCATGGATGATTAGATCGACATTAAAAGGTACAAGTCTATGAATTTAGAAGCAACAATTAAACAGTTGATGGAAGGATCAGATGTTGATACTAGATTAAATCAACTAGTTCGTTCTGGTCTGATGTCGCCAAGTTCCTTACCACTATTGAGAAGAGCCATATCAAAAGTTCAAAGTGGCTTAGCTCTACAGGGTGCAGAGAGAGAAACAATTGCAACCTTTTTAAATGCGATGATGTCGATTGTTTTGGGTGACGATACGATATTCAATAGAGCTAGAACAAACGCTAAAGATTAGGTAGACTAACGAAGAAGTAGAACAGATTGATGAGCGTGATGAGGGTAAACCAGGTAAGAACTTTGCTAAGATTGCCGCAAAAGCAGCTAAGAAGTATGGTTCAAAAGAAGCTGGCAATCGTGTAGCTGGTGCTATTCGTGCAAAAATTTTAGCAAAAGAAGACGCAGCCCAAGCCATTAAATCTGCAAAGGGTGTAGCATTTGATCCTCGTTATAAGGGCGGTAACATGACTGGTGCCGTTAATGTCATCAATAAGATTGGTAAAAAACAGGGAATTAAAAATCTTGCAGATCATCCTGAAGTATCTTCTGCTTTAAAAAGAGCGAATGAATCGCGCAAAAATGATGCTGTAGAAGATATCGAAAACGTAAAGAAAATGAATGAATCGTATAAGACAACGTTCAATTCCGCACTAGATAAATATAATATCAAGTCTCCCTCTGAGCTTGATGAGGGGAAAAGAAAAGAGTTTTTTAATTACGTTGATCAACAGTTTAAAAAAGGAGAACTATAATGTCAGCATGGTCAAAAACAGTTAAGCCAGTAGTTACTGGTTATAATCCAGATAACATCTACATGGTAGATGAAGCAGAGTGTGCAGCAAATCCTGGTATTGCACAGCCTGGCTGGGTTTACGTTCAACAGGTAGGTGAGCGCAAGAAGTATGAAACTCTTGTTGCTATGGCTGATGCATTTACCGATGCTGAGTACGAAGCAGCGGGTGGTGCAGACGATGATGCGGTACTACCAGACGCCTAAGGTAAATTAAAATGGCAGACAGCAAAGTAACTACGATGCAGGCAGCGACTGAGATTTCCTCAGCCGATGTTTTGTATTTGATTAAACCCAGTACATCTCCATATGATTTTAAGGTTACTATTGCCAATCTGTTTGGTGGTATTCCTGTACCTGCAACCTTTGAAAAGCCCGTCAATTTATCTGGTACTATCCAGACATTGACGGGCGGTTCTGGAGCAGCGATAGATATCACTAAAACTGTGACGAAAGTTGTTAACCCCGATGGATCTGGCGTTTTAACTATAACAGCAGGAACTGAGGGGCAAATTAAAATTATCGTCATGACAAGCAATCCAGCTGGACATGCCTTAGCTCTTACTGGAGATATGGGAGTACCAATTCAATTTACAGCCACAGGTCACACCGCAACATTAATGTGTGTATCTAATAAATGGTGGTTCATTGGAGGAACGGCTTCGTTAGTAGACTAAAAAATGATTATTGAACTTAATGATGATACATTCCTGATACATGCCATAAAACATTACGACAGTCCTGGTGGCGTTGGAATGTCTGACTTAGAAGAAGACTTGAAAAGATTTAAATATCTAAAAAGACTCTTCAGAAAATATGATGTGTCGAAAGTTTTAAGCGAGAGATTGATACTAAATCACATTATCGTGTTGTATAATGTTTTTGGTGACGAAGCTGCTGTACTATTATTATACAAGATCGATAAGAAATATTGGTCTTATTTGAAAACATTTTTATTATATCTTAATAGAATGTCACCAGAAGATTTATCAGAAATACCAGTAAACTTAGATATAGCAAACACTCTGAGAAAAATAAATGGCTAGAATTATAGACAATATGATAACGCTGCGCATCTTAATGATGCTAACGACTCCGTTTAACCAAACGGATGCATATCGTTTGGGCATTATCGATGATCAGGGTAGAGAACTGAAGCATATGTCTGAATTAAAAACGGACGCCGAACTTTCCGCATATACTCTTCTACATAGACTAGTATTTCGCTTAAAGAAAATCATCCATCTGGTTCCTTTTGAACAAAAAAACTTTCTTTCTTTTGCTGCCGCATACGCATTAGTGAAAGAGAATGTTGATCCGGATGATGAATATTTAGAGGAGCTATTTTATATGGCACAAGAAAGAGATGACGTTAAAAAACTTGCCGAAGATTTAAAGGAAAACAAATATGTTTCATTTAAGTCATTCATCAATGAAGAGATGGGTGTAGCTGGCGGCGCTGTTGCTGGTATCGGTATTGAAAATCCAAATATCCCAAATCAAGCCGAACCTGGCGTTTCAAAAAAGAAACAAAAGAAGTGGCAAAAAAGTAATGCAATTTTCAGAAGGAAATCGAAATGAGCATTATGTCTTTCATTACCAGTGAAGAGAAAATTAATACACTCCAAGATTTAGAAATTGCCAAGGGTAAAATACAATTAGTCATCATGAAGATGGCTGCTTTTATTCTTGGATTAATTATGGTATCTGTTGTTCTTGTTATGATGATAGGATTATTTGTTCCTAATAGTGTTATAGACAACAACGAAATTTTTAAAATTATTGGTCCAGCATTCTCAACTATTGTTGGTGCCTTTGTTGGTGCCTTCGCGACAATGATGGGCATGAAAACCGCTGAGTTCGATCCAAATGTTAAAGTTCAAGAATTAGGCAAGACAGATTACGTTAAGATTGCTGAAGCAAGAACTGAAGATGCTAAAGCACATTCTATTGAACTCGATAACGAAGCAAAAGAACTGGAAATTCTTAACAAATATAAGAATTCGAGTGAAGATCATGGGCCATTCTGATGTCAAAATTAACAGAACATTTTTCTCTTGAAGAGCTTACAGTATCACCAACTGCTAAGAAATTAGGACTAGATAATACTCCCACTCCAGAGCATATTGAGAATATGCGCTACTGTTGTGAGAAAATTCTTGAGCCTGTCCGCGCTAAGTTTGGTCCTGTTACAGTAAATTCATCGTATCGATCACCTAGAGTCAATGCCGCAGTTGGCGGTTCAAAGACATCTCAACATGTTAATGGTCAAGCTATTGACTTTGAGGTTAATGGTGTTGACAACAAGACAGTTGCAGACTGGGTTGCAGATAATCTAGAGTTTGATCAAGTCATTTTGGAATTTTATTCGGCAGGAGATAAGAACTCTGGTTGGGTACACGGGTCAATTAAAAAGGAAGGTGGCAATCGCCGTCAACGTTTGATCGCCACTAAGTCTAAAGCGGGCGGAACAACTTACACAGCCGTCAAGGACTTTGATCCTTCAACTCTTCCTGATCGATCTGCTGTAGCATCTCCAGTAGAAGTTCCTCAAGCATCTGTTCCACAGACACCTGTTCAAAATCAAACTTCAGTTGCTTCAAATCTTGGTGCATTAGCGCAACTCCAATCTAAGTGTGGTATTGCCCCAGACGGTAAATGGGGTCCATCTACTTATAAAGCCGCTAGAGACTATTTTAAGCTATCAAATAATCAAGCCGCACATTTCTTTGGACAATGTGCGCATGAATCAAATGACTTTAAGGCATTTTCTGAGAATCTAAATTATTCTGATAAGGGACTAAACGGCGTATTTAGAAAATACTTCCCAACTATTGCTTCCACAGCAGGATATGCCCGTCAACCAGAAAAGATTGCGAATAAAGTTTATGCTAATCGCATGGGTAATGGTCCAGAATCTTCTGGTGACGGATATAAATATCGTGGACGTGGACCAATTCAGTTGACTGGAAAGGATAATTATACTGCATTTTCTCAAGCAATCGGTCGCTCTGATGTTTTGAGTAATCCTGATGTTGTAGCAACAGAACTTGCATTTGAATCTGCATTATGGTTCTTCAAAAAGAATGGACTATTTACTATTGCTGATAGAGGCGTTAATGATTCTGTAATTGGTATTGTTAGTAAGCGCGTAAATGGTGGAACAATTGGTTTAGATGATCGAATTAAAAAGACAAAACTATTTGCCTCTTGGGGCTAAAAATACTAAACAGGAAATAATTCATGAGTCTAGAAAACACACTCTATAGAACCTCCGTAGAGAAACTTGGCGGTAGAAATGTCGAAGAGTATGTAGGAAATGCTGGTGAATTATTTTTCGATCCCGCATCTCTAGTTCTTCGCATCTCGGACGGAGAAACCGTTGGAGGTAATCCTATAACCGGTGGAGGAAGCGGTATACCTGGGCCTAAGGGCGACAAAGGTGATACCGGAGATACTGGACCAGCAGGACCAAAAGGCGATACCGGCGATACCGGAGCAACAGGGCCAAAAGGGGACAAAGGCGATACCGGTGATACTGGATCCCAGGGTCTAAAGGGAGACAAGGGCGATACTGGAGCTACTGGTGCTACTGGTGCTAC